ATTTTTTTTCTCTTTAGGTTCATCTTTTTTAGTAATCCAATTTTTTTTCTCTTCTGAATCTTTTTTAGTAATCCAATTTTTTTTATCTTCTGAATCTTTTTTAGTAATCCAATCAGTCATTATCTTTTCCCCTTCATTGCCATCATCATCATAGATTCTTTTTTTTCTTTTTTGTCTTTTTTCTTACCTTTAATAAGTTTTTGAAGTTCTGGTGGTAAAGTTTTTTGTTTTTTTGTTAACCCACCTAAATTAAATTTTTTTCTCATAATTATTTCCTCTTAATTAGATCAGTTGCTTTAAGTCCGTAAACGCTCGCAATGACGCCCACGAAAATTGTTTGGTACCAAAATGGAAGCTGTGAAAAATATTCAAAGAACAATTTCATTTTTTCCATAGCGCTCGGATCATCCGAAAATACTGCCCATGATAATAACGCAATTGGCGCCGAAAGTAAAACCAAAATGAACTCGTCTTTCCAGTCCGAATTTCTAGATTCTAATAATTTACCTTGATATTCAGCTTCACCATTTGCCATTTTTTCTGCATGACGCATTTGTGCATCCGCCATCAACATTTTTGTCTTTTGACGGTTTTTAAATATGTGAGAGCCAGCTTGTGCGGCTAATTTAATAGCGCTGAACCACATACTAGTACGCCTTTGAACTTCTTTTCTTTTCTTTTAATACTGCACCTTGACCTTTAACTTCCATTTCAGGTCCACCAGTACCAATATAGTTATAAGCTTTGTCAGCAGTTGTTTTTGATCTTGGATCAATCTCAATTTCCTGATCTGCGCACTTATATTCTTTAATATTATTTAGTTTTTGCATTTTATCTCCTTGTTTTTGATTTGCCAGCCTCAGATAAAGCAATTGCAATCGCTTGTTTACGACTTTTTACCTTTTTCTTCGACTTGCCTATCGGTAATTCACCTTTTTTGAATTCCCTCATGACCTTTTTAACCTTTTTTTCTGGTTTTGTCATTTTTTTTCTCATTTATTCGTCTCCTTTTCTCATAATTGAAATATTAGGCATCATATTACCTTGATTTTTCATCATTGAGTCAGTGCTTGGAAGAGTTTTACTTAAAATTGTTTTTTCAATTGATGTATCAGCTCTTAAATTTGCTAATTCTTCGTTCTGTTCAAGTTTTTCTTCTTGATTTGATTGATTCATCATTGCTTTCATCTTATCAAGATTTATTCTCTCTTCAGATTCTTTTGCTTTTCTATCATTTTCCATTGCTCTAAGGTCTAATTCTCTTGATCTTAGTTTAGCAATAGGATCATTATCAAATTGTGAAGTAATTTTATTTTCTTCGTTCATAAATTCTTCCATCATCTCAGCAATCAATACAGCTTTTCTAGATTCAATTTTTTCCTGTAGCATTTTTGCTTGCATTTGTATTTGTTGAGCCATTTGTGGGTTCTGTTGCATAGCTTGTTGCATTTGTTGTAACTGAAGTAATTCATTTCTAAACTCAACTTCAATTTGTTCTTGAGCCATTAAAGAAATATGTTCAAAAATATTTTTCTCTAATGAAGCCATAATCATTGGATTGTTTCTTGCAATGTTTGTTGCCATGAAATTCATGTGAGCAGTGATATGAGCTCTATGATCTTGACCTGGAAATGCTTGAAACTGTTTTCCACCTAATGCATCAATATGTTCTAATGCAGGATCTTTTGGTGTAGGTTGCATTGGTTTAATTAAAACATTATCAATATTTTTTACACCTAACGCTTCATACATATTTCTGTATGCAGCATATAGATTATGCATTTGTGGATTAGATTGTGCCAGTTGGAGTTCTGTTTGCGCAAGTGAAATACGCTGTGTTTGTGAGAAAATGTTAGGGTCAGCAACTGGCAATATATCTACTCGATCATCAAAGTCCGATTGTTTAATCGTTTTTTGACCCCCAACTACATCATACGGATATTCCGGCGGTAGATATAACTTGAATACTCTAGCTAAAATTTTAAATTCATTTTTTAAAGCTGAGTAAATTCTTTTGTGAATAGCTGACATAGTTCTACTTCCTCTTTCAAGTAGAGCAACTGTAGTTCCTACTGCTGCTTGTTGATTGCCATCACCAACTTGTAAATCTGCAATTGATGCAAACCTTTGACCTGCTTGAACCACAATTCCCATCAAACTTAATAAAGTTTGTGAAGGTTCTTTAAATGGAAGCATCATAAATGAATCTCTTAAATTTCCACCAGGTGCGTCTACATCTCTAAATTCACCAGGTTGAATTGATTGTGCATCATCTCTAATTCTAATACCACGCATTTTAAATCCAGCAGGTAAATTAGATAAAGTTCCTGCATCTAATAATTGTCTTAATGCAGTTGTAGCAGTTCTTGATAATCCACCAATCATGTGAATTAAACCAAAACCATAAAAACCTAAACCAGGTAAAAATTTAAAATGTACGAAATATTGTATCTTAGTTTTTTTAGCATCACCTATTTCATAATTTCTTCTGACAGATAAAATTTCATGAGACCCTTCTACTAAAGTTACAATATAAGGTATTTTAATTCCTGAGGGCTCACCAGTCTCTTGATTCATATCTTCAAATCCTTCTAAATCTAAATCAACGTGACATTCTAATAATGTAAATACATCTTCATCTTTTGCAGTTCTTGAAACTCCTTCAAGTTCTCTTTCTTTTTTCTCAACATCAGTTTCTTTGTCTTGTGGTTTTCCAACATCTACATCTTTATAGAAACCTGCTACTTGTTGTTTTCTTAATTCGTTTTCAGAGATTTTTACACGATGAATAATTGCTTCCGCATCATCTAATGAGGTAGCTGTGTACGGAACAATTAAATCATCTGCTGGTACAAACTTTGATACGGCCCTTTGTTCCATATCATCGTAATATACTTTTTTAAAAGCAGAACCTGCTAAAGGTAGATTGAACAACATTTGATCAAACTCCGGTTCATACTCTTTCATCTTCTCCATGATTTCGTAATTCATGAAATCTTTAACTCTAACTGCTTGGTCTGTTTTTTCTGGAGTAGGTACACCTAAAATTTGAGTTCTAACTGGACCATCTGCCGGTAATAATTCTTTATATGCTAATGCTTGAAACTGTGTAACTGCTTCTGCTAATACTGGGTGAGTTGCACCACTTGCACCTGCAAATGGTTCTGTTCTATTATCGTATTTGAAACCTAATAAATCTAAACCTGTTGTATAAGTTTTTTCCCAATCTTTTCTTGATGCAGAATAATCCATGTACTTAGAATTTAAATCTGATGCTAATGGAGCTAAAACTTCATCAGGTAAAAATTCTGCTAAGTTTGCATAATGTTCATCACCGCCTTCAGGTGATGCTGCAGCAGGATCAAGATTTATGTCTACTGATCCATCTTCATTTTCTGAAACTTCAATATCATCAGGTGATTCCTGAACTTTTTCAACTTCTTCTACAATCTGTTCTTGAACTTCTTCTTGACCAGGTAACTCAAGTTCTTTTCGAGGCTCGTTTGGAAGCGCTTTGTCTATATCTGCCATTATATTTTTTCTCCGTATGTATTACTTCTTTAACAGTATTATAGGAAATATTCAAGCCCTGACTCTGGGGCCCTGATTCCGGAGGCACTGTTGTAGTTAACCTTTTAATCATTTGATGAGTTTGCTTCTCTATTTAATTCCTTCATTGCTAATTTAAAAGCTTCTCCAAAATCAAGACCTTCAGCATCCATAATTTCTATAACTTTATCCCTTATTTTTTCAGTGTCCGGAGAACCTTCATTGTAATTAACTCTACCACCTTGATTAAACTTTTTAAAATACTTTTCTGCAAATGTATCTATATCCATACCAGTTGCATCCTTGCCTCCGGCTTTAATATACGCTTCTGTAACCATTGCATTATATGCAGTGTCACCACCATCTAGAAAACCTATTCTACCTCCATTAGCATATTTATTAAGTTCGTCTTCGTATTTTTTTATCTTATCCGATGCCATGATTCCGGTATCACCGAATAAAGGTTGAATTATTTTCATGTATTCTTTTTCTGAGAGCTCACCATTGTCATAAGCTTTTTTAGAAAACTCACCAACTAAATTTATATATGTTTTAGGACTGAATTGATTAGCTGCTGCTTTTGTATTCAGCATATCTAAAATTTTAGTGTATTGTTTTGGTTTAGGTTTAGGAAGAATATCAGGCATTACAGAACTCCTGCAATACCGCCTTTAGCTAATTTTTTCTTTTCTTTTTTTGCCTTCTCAAGCATTCTTTTAATTTCTTCGTCTTGAGCTTTTAATTTTTTATAGTAAGATTTGTAATCTGCAACGTCTTCAATACCAGGATTCATAATCATAAATTCTCTCATTTCTTCACCAGACATTTTAGGTCCAACAACTGCAGGATTACCCATTGCTCCTGGATTACCATCTCCATATTGCATTCTGCCACCATATGCAGCCATAGCTCTTTTATCTTCGTTAGCTTTTTTTCTTGTGAAATATTCTTTTGCATAATCTTCAAATGAACCGTTGAAACCATTTTTGACTGCATCTAAAAATTCTTCGTATACTGTACCTAGTTCTAATTGTAATTCTTCTTCAGCAGTTTCACTTGCCATCTTAATAGATGGTGCACCTCTATCTAGGGATTTGATTCCACCCATATCATCATATTCCTCTGGATCAGGTAAATCTAAATCCTCTGGAATATCACCGGTTTCGATGTTTCTAAGTAAATCTCTTAATCTTTGTTCATCTATTGACATAATGCCTAATAATACACTTTTGGAGTTCTTTGTAAAGGCTCATCTTCATAATCTTCTGGGTGTTGAATAAGTCCACCTTGTCTAAATCTCATGACTGCCTGAGTCATAGAATCGACTAAATCATCATGATCTCCGTAAGGAAAAGCAGCGCACTCTTCAATAACTTCTTGAGCAAATTCCATTTCAGTTGGTGCATATATACGACCTGATTCAAATAATGGAGATACAGAATTAACACGTGTGTGCTTATCATTACCTCTAGATGGTGTAAAATTGATTACTGGAATCCCTGCTTTTCTTAATTCATAAGTGAGTGGAAGCCCTGATGCTTTTGATTCTATAATCACTGTTTCCGGATTCCAGTAGCCGTACTGATCTAATGCAATACGCCTTAATTCAGGAAACTCGTATCTTCCCTTCAATGCATCCAGCAACAGGAGACAGGGACCTGAATCCTCTGTAGGATGAAATACGCCCCAAGTAGTAATTGCAGAATAGTCAGCAGATTCTTTTTTCATAAATGCTGTATCATAAGATTGTATAACATGTTGTAATGCAGGAAGTTCTTTCTCCCAAGGTTGCCACCATTCTCTTTTAATTAATGCACCTTCTTCACCAGTAGGATTCTGCATATATTGTGCATTCCATTTTGCAAGTGGAATAGAAGCACGAACTGCTTCTAAATCTTTTATGTTCCAATATTCAGGCCACAGGGGTTTTCCTGTTGGCATAATTGCAGGGAATTGAATTACTTCCCATTGATCAGCTTTAGGTTCTTTTTGTGCTTTAATTAATCTACCTGCAAGATCTTTTTCATTCCATCTCGTCATTACAATAATAATTGTTCCACCAGGTTGAAGACGTTGACGTGGACCTGATGTATACCATTCATAAGTTCTGTCCAATGCTTGAGCGTTCATTGCATCTTGTTCAGTATGTGGGTCATCAATAATTAATAGGTCAGCACCCCGTCCAGTAATTGCAGATCCAACACCGGCAGCATAATATTCACCACCTTGTTGTGTTTCCCATTTACCAGCAGCTTGCGAATCTTCTTTTAATCTTGTGTCAAATACTTCTTTATACTCAGGTGTATCCATAAGTTGTTTTGCTTTACGTCCAAACCTTACAGATAATTCAGTTGTGTTAGTAGATTGAATAATTTTTAATTTAGGATTTCTACCTACCATCCATGCAGGTAACAAGTAAGATGCAAATTCAGATTTAGTATGTCTAGGTGCCATATTGATTATAACACGTTTTGTTTTACCGTTTGCTATATCATTAAATTTTTTTGCTACTTTTTTGTGATGTTGACCTTCTACAAAATCAGGCCAAACATGTTTAACAAATTCCATGAAGTCATTTTTAATTGTAGATTGCTTTTTCTTGTCTTTCCACTTAGCCATATAAAGAGCTAATTGTCTTTTTACATCGGGTGGTAACTTATCAAATTTTTTTAATTTCTCTATGTCCATAAGTGCATTTGAAAAAAAATTTTGCAAAATTTTTTCAGGTATGTTTTTAAATAAAGCAAAAGTATTTTAGCCTTACTTATTTATAAAAGCTTATATATTATACAGTATATAGAGACTCCTTTTTTTTACAAGTGATTTTAAGATACAAGAAAGTTCAAAGTTTGAATAGGTCTTGGTACCTCTATCGAGACGAGCGAGCGAAGCGAGCGAGTCGAGACGCGAAGCGACTAGCAATCGGGGGGGGGGGAGGGAGTGAGTGAGCGAGCTCGCTCAAAGCCTGCGGCATTTTGTCGCATGCGACATATTGTCGCATGTGACATTCTTTCTTATTAACTACTAGGAGGAGTAGTTCTGTTTATGCACAATCATTGCAA